TGCCGGCGCCCGAGCGTGGCGACCGTGTCAGTGACCACGACCGTGCTCGAGCCAGTCCAGGTTGTCGGACCACCTACGGCCGCAACCGGAAGATAGAAGCGCGGCTGCGGCTGCCGCAGCCCCGGCTGCGGCACCGCCCGGATCGTTTGGCTCACGTCACTCGATCCATTTGAAGTAAACGTCCAAAATCTGGCCGGTGCCGGTCGGGCAGTAGACGCCGATCCCGTTCGTGACGGCCGGTATCACCGTCAGCTCCCACGGCTGGAACGTCCAGATCACGCCGGAGCCGGCCGCCGCGCCGAGCGACCAGCGGTAGCCGAGATCGGTGAGCGTCGGGCCGGTCGAGGTGTGCGACTGGAACGCGGTGCAGGTCGGGAGCACGCTCGACTGGTCGAGGTTCGCCTCGGTCAGGCCGGCGCCCTGCGTCCCGGCGCTCGTGAGCCGACAGAGGCCGACGACGCACGCGGTGGCAGTGGTGTTCGTGATCCCGATCTCCAACATGGAGAAGTTCACGGCCGCGGTGGCGTAGAGGCTGATCGCCGGGAGCGTGGCGGTGGGCGCGGCGGTGGTGCGTGCTCCTACCGTGTAGACAGCCATCCGCGCCTCCTAGGTGACCGCAAGGGCCATACCGACGTCGGGGATCACGGCGGCAGCAGCGGCGGCAGGGGTGTAGTCGACGTATAGAGCCATGTCGCAGACGATCGCGATGCGGGTGCTGGACGTGACCTGCGTAATCCGCATCACCGGCGCCGTGCCAAGCGTCACCGAGGGCGCATCGGCAACAGTGCCCGGCGACCACTTGTACCCGGAGCCGCCGAGCCCTGCGGCGGAGCCTGACCAGAACGCTCCCGCGGTGCCGACAGCACTGAGGTTGGCGTTGGCGATCGCCGGGTTGCTGACGACACCGACCGTGCCTAGCTTCGCGCTCGTTGCTACGGGTGCGGCGGTGTCAACCCACGGAGTGACCGCGTTGATAGTCGCGCCGGCAGGGACACCCGCTGCCGAATAGGTCTGCATTGTTGCGTCATAGTTCGAGTTGGCGGCAGCGACCGCGTTCCTGATCTGGAGTGTGTCGCTGCCCGCGGCGAGATCAGCGTTGCCGCCCGTGGTTGGGTGGTCGAGAGCATCCCAGCCGTTACCGGCGATGGCCGTGCCCGTGCCGAGCGTCCAGCCTGTGCCGACCGCGCTGTCGGCCGTCGGGAGCAACAGAATCGCGTGCCCGTCGCCGGGCCAGGAGTTGTTAGCGGCTCCCGTGCTGTCATTCACCGCGACGTCGTCGAGCAACACGGTGGCATGGTTCGCCGGAGTGGTGACCCATCCCGCGGACAGAGTTGACGTGGATGCTGCGATCGCCAGCCCCGACGTCGAGGCGACCGTTGCCCCGTCCAGGCGCAACTCGGTGGCGGTGATCTGCGTCGAAGCGTTCGCCGTCAGTTGCAGCTCGACCCGGGAATAGGCTCCGGTCGTGACCGTGGCGACGGAGTTGGACCCGATCTGAGCCGGGGTGCCCGACTCGTTCCAGAGTTGGAGTTTCCCGGCCGAGGTAAGCCTCGCTGAAACAGCCCCGGAGAGCGCAACAACCTGGCTCGACGACGCCGGGAGCCCGGTGGAGGCACGCAGGTAGACGCGAGCGTAGAGCGTCGTCGAGGCAGCCACAGCCGGTGCCGCTCTCAACGTGATAAACGACGCCTGGCTCCCGGTGGTGTCCGCGCAACTGATGGCGCTAGTGCCCGTCCGAACGTTTGAGAAGGTGCTGGATACAGAGCCGGTGAACCCGGCCGGGGCTTCTTGCGGGCTCCCCACGATCAGCTCCCCGCCACATGTGACGAGCCGCGCCATCTACGCGAAGATCGCCTTGATCGTGAACGCGATCGAGTCGCCCGACGCCATCAGGCCGCCACCGGCGTCACCGCGACCGTCAGGCTGCCGATCGGGATCGTGAAGTTATCCCCGACCGCCACCGTCCGGGGGGTCGCAAGGTCGTCGCTGCCGAGGAACGTCCCCGCCGAGCTCGCCGTCCAGAAACTGACGTGCGAATACGTCTCCGCGTTCGGGACGTTCGTCCAGTTCAGGTCGGCGGTGGTCGTCGACGAACCACCGCTCGCGGACCCGAACGTCGCTTGCACCCTCGTGGTATTCAAGGCGGGGCTGGTCGCCCCGACACCGGGATCGGCGAGGTGGAGCTTGACCCAGAACGCGACGGGGGCGGTGTAGTTCGTGCCCTTGCAGAGCGCGTCGAGCCAGCCGTTCAGGACCGCTGCTGCGAGTCCGATCGCCATCTCGTCAGCCTCCCTGGGTCACGGCCGTGTCGACCTCGTCGTTCTCCTTCGCCGGTTTCGTCTTCGCGGCCCGGGGGCCCGGCAGGGGAGTGTTGCTCGAGCCGCCGTTGCCTTCCTCCGCCGGCCCGGAGCCGTCGGACCGTACGACCTGCTGGTTGGGTGCGTCGTAGGTGCTCATCAGCGGATGATCTTGATGATCCCGGTGGGCTCGATCACGAGCGGCGTGTAGTAGCCCGCGTAGGCGACCTGGACACCGAGCACGGACGGCTCGACGACCTGCAGAGAGCCGATGCGGTCCTCGTACACCTCGACGGCGGCCGTGGAGAGCACGAGCATCTCGTTCGCGGCGAGGCCGTTCGTGACGACAACCTGGACACCCGAGATCGCGCCCATCGCGCCTGTCCCGAATTGTCCTGCGCTGAACCCCGAGCTCTGCGCGTTGAACGGGTTGACCGGCGCGAACAGCGGGCCGATCAGGCCGAGCATGTCGGGCGGTGCGGCCATGATCAGCCGGCCCTGCCCCTTCGTCGCGGCGTACACGGATCCGGCTGCGCCCCAGATCGCGCCCGCGACGTCCTGGCCGGTCGGTGTGCCCGGAAGATCGGTACCGGCCGACGCCGACCCGACCAGGGTGCTGCCGAGCGCCGCCTCGGTGACCTGCGCGTAATACCCGGCGAGGTCGGAGATGACGATGTCCATGATCGACGGCGACGTCCAATCGATGTCCTGGCGAGAAACGTTGACGTAGCCACCGTAGGTGACGGCGTTGACGGGGATCTTCGCGATCGTCAGCTTCCGGCTGACGAGCTCCGTCTTCTCCCCGGCTTGCGCGGCGACGTTCGTGTGCTGCGTGATCCGCGGCCGAGACCACGTCCCGGACGGCAGGTTCCGCGGCCCGAGCGCCGTCGTGAGCGGCCGGCTCTCGTCGACGAAGTTGATGACCGGCCCTAGGATCTGCTCGGGGAGCAGGCCGGGGTTGTCGGCGGTTGTCTGGTGCGCCGCCGCCCGGTTGAAGATGTCGATCTTCCGGACGGCCTCGTCGAGACCCAAACCCGCCTTCCACACGTCCAGGATGTACTCGCCGGCGGAGCGGTACTCGACCTCGCTCGGTGACGTCGGCTTCTCGACCATGAACCGCGCGATCTGCGCGATCCTCGCCGCGCTGTCGCCGCTGATCCGACGGGCCTCCACGAGAGGCTCCATCAGCTCGTTCACCTTCTGAATCCGGTTCCGTGTCTCGGTGACGAGCTCGAGCTGCTCGTCGCTCAAGTCTTCGCCTGCTGCCGCCTCGACGATCCCGTCGATGAACTGCTGGCGGTCCTCGAGCTCACCCACATACCTGGCGAGCATCTGATCCGTTGGGCCCATTAGGGGCTCCTTTCAGGGTTACGCGAACAAACGGAGAAGTCCGTTGCTCGAGCGCCTAACCCCTGCTACACCCGCCCCGCCCTGCGGTTTGGTCTCTAGCGGATGAGGAGCCTGCTAACTCGCAGCGCGAGTATAACCGAGCCAGCGGCGGTTCATCTCGGCGAACTGCTCCCGCTGCTGCTCCAGCAACAACCGCCGGCGGTTCGGGGCCGCGACCCCGGACGGGAGCTCGAGCTCGGTGCCTCTCACGTCGATCACCGAGGCGTCCTGGTAGGCGGGGTTCGGGACCAACGCGAGGTGGTCGAGCCACAGCCGGTTCAGGCGGCGTACGGAACGGTTCTGTTCCCACACTTCGGCGTCGTCCCAGACGCGGCCGTCGTCGCGGCGCAACAGCCCGAACCCCGCGCTCGCCGACAACACATCGTCGTCGCAGAGCCGTAACGTGTCGTCGCCGAGGTTCGTCGCTGAGATCTTCACCTCCGCAACCAAACCCTCCTTCCTCGACGGGTGAAACCCGACGACCTTCCCGACGGGCTTCTCCCACGAGTGGTCACGGTTCGCGCGAACCTTGCCGGCGCGCTTCTCGATCCCGTCGAACGCGTTCCGCGATACGACCTCGACGAACGCCCGGCCGCCCTCACGGATCTGCGCCGGCCGCTCATACGGCATCGCGACCACCGTCACGATCCGCTTCGGGAAGTTGACGTCGGCGACCTGATACTCGGCCCCCGACCTGATCTCGATGCCGATCTCAACGCTGGTTTCAACCAATGTGGCTGTCATCTGAGTACCCCGCTCGCTACGTCGGAGGGTGTGCTGTTGTCGAGCCGTTCGGCGTCCCGGATCTCCTGCACCGTCAACGCCGGCTGCCCCGTCTTCGGATCAACGATGCTGTTGAGGATCTGCGCCGTCTGGGCGCGCTCCAGCGGCTCCGCCGCGACGTACTCGTCGCGGTTCAACTCGACGCTCGTGCCTCTAGGGAGCGCCCACCCCGAAAGGGCCGCCATGACGTGCTGCGCCTTCGGCCGCAGGCCGGAGCGCCAGTGCATGTCGAACCACATCGTCACGTTCTTGTAGGTCATCGGGTCCGTGCTGGTGGGGATCCCGACGAGCTCGCTCGGGACGCCGAGCAGGTGCGCGATCCGGCCCTCCTCCCTGTCCAGCAGACTCGTCAACGCCATCTCCGACGGGTTGATCTGCGTCGGCGTCCACGTCAAACCGCCCGTCAGAACGGCGGGCTCGCCGATCTGCGACAGCCGCGACTGGACCCACTGAGCCTGCACCGACGCGGCCTGGTCCGGGGTCAGCTCGAGCGGATGCTGCAGCACCCCCGACGGGATCCCGCCGCCCGCGGCGAGCTTCGTCCCGTACTGGAGCAGCATCTGCGCCGCGACCATCCGGTAGCGCCCGGCCTCCAGGGGGCCGATCCCGTGCGCGAACCCGACCTGCGACTTGTACCGCACATGCAGGATGTCCTCCGTGACGTCCATGCCGCCCATCTCGTAGCGGCGCAGCCCGTCCTCGATCTCGACGGAAACCCACCACGGCGGCACCACATGAAACCGCGCCGGCCACCCCGTCGAGTACCGCGACGTCGCCAGCACGAACGCCTCCCCCACGGCCTGGTAGTCCCAGAACAGCGTGTGCGCGAACTCCTCCCACGACGTGTACTGGTCCGGGTCGGGGTTGTTCAACCAGTCCGCGTTCAACGTCGAAGCGCCGTTCTTCAGGTACGGCGGCATCGCCGACAGCTGCTGCGCGTTGAAGTCGACACACATCCACGCCGTGTCCGTCAGCGGCGCAACAACCCCACCCGACGACCAGTTCGGCGTCGACCACTCCGCCGGCCACCCGCTCCACGGCGACGGCGTAACCCGCAGCGGCGGCCACCCCGGCCCGTCATCGACGAAGGTGTCGAGCGTCACGCCGTGCGGGTCCCCGGGGTTCACGCCCGGCGGCCCGACCGTGTTCGGCGCCGCCGTGACGGGGTCGTTCGCGTTCGGGATCTCATCGGGTGGCCGGATCGACCGGTTGAACCAGCCCATCAAAACACCGCCGGCACAGGGACAGGCTTATGCGCCGCGTTCACAGCCCACGAGAGCGCCTTCACCAAGTGCGGCTCCCCGACCGGCAGCAGCGACAACCCAGTCGAAAGCTCCCTCACCTGCGCCCCCGTCACGGCCTGGTCGAGCTCCCCCGTCGTCTCGTCGTGGACGAGCACACCACCGGCCGCGAGATCACGGAGGAGCGGCAGCCCAACCCTCGTCTCGGCGTGCCCCGCCGGACGCGGCTGAGGGACCATCTCCAGCGGCACCCGCGACAACAAGCTCGCACCGACATGGAGCTCCCGCACCCGCCGCAGCACCCCGAGGCGCTGCACGTCGAGCAGCGCCGAGTCCCAGTCCGGGCACAGCCACCCATCGACCTCGAGCCGGCCATCCTCGAGCGGCGCCGCTACCGCGACGGCAGCGCCGAGCCCGAAGTTGTCCTCGACCGCCACGAACAACGCCCCATCACCAGCCAACCCCGGCTCGCACAAATACGCCCACAGGCCCGCCGGAAGCAGCGTCTCCGCGACACCCGTCGGGATGCTCCGGTGCGGCCACCGGTTCAGCCACTGCGCCTGGAACGCCTCCACCGGATCCATCTCGTCATCGCTGACCTCGGCCTCACCCGCCTGCACCGCCTCGAGCTGCTTCCCCACCAGACGCTGCCGCTGCGGCGTCCAGTGCGGCGACGCCGCCCGCCACCCCGCCAGGTCGCCGAGCTCGAACGCCGGCGGCGCCGACCACTCGATCAGCAGATCCCCATCACCGACCTCGAGATTGTTCAACGCGACCTGCCGCCGTAGAAGCATCAGCGCCGTCGCCTCACGGTGCGCCGTCGACACCAACCACAGTTGCGGCTGCTCCCGCTCGACCATCGTCGGCGCCAACCCCTCATCGACGATCTCCGGCTTCACCTTCCACGCCTCATCAACCGCCGCCACCGAAACCGAGTAGCCGTAGACCGCGCCCCTCGCGCGGAGCAGCCACCGCGAATGATCCGCGAGACGCTCGATGTACTGCTCCCCCGCCGCCCGACCCACCTTGTAGCCCGGCTGATCATCAGCCCAGAACAACGCCGGCCGCAAAACCTCCTTACAGACCTGAAGATCCTTCCCCGTGTGCAGCACATCCTGCGGCTCACCGAACCGCTCGCCCTGATGCATCCGCCACAACAGAAGCTCACGAAGCAGCCACGACTTCCCGAGCTGCCGCGCCATCGACAGGATCAGCGTCTCCCACACCAACCGCCCATCCGCGTCGACCTCGAGCAGGCGCGTCGCGACGAGCCGCTGCCACCACCTCAACGGCCTGCCCGTCCTGTCCTCGGCGAACTTGATGAACGCCGGCCCGATCGAACCCGTCGCCGCCGGATGCGGAACCGTCATGTACCGCGGCCACGTCGCATCCGCCGGCATCCGCCTGAGCCCCTTCAGCCACGGAACCCGCCAACGCGCATCATCCGCCGGCACACCCTCACGCTCGGGCTTCGCCTCCGGCGCAGGCGCCGGAGCCCACCGCACCGCCGCCCCCTTCACACCCCCCGCATACAGGTTGCAGCGCTCATGCTCCGGCCCCGTATACCCCCGCCGGTCCTCGGTGTGCCCCAGGTGCCACACCTCGCCC